CGTGGAGCCAGTCGCAAGCGCTGGTAGCCATGCCAGCGGATAGCGAATGGCGTAGTCCCGGCTTACGCCCATGCCACCGAGGACATCCTCATCAGGGGCACGGAAGTCGACCATGACTTGCGTGCCCCCAATGGAGGCTGCTTTCAGAAGTCCGGCGTTGGCGGCAGCGGCGTAGAGAAACTCAACGCTGAGCACGGACAAGACTTTCTAGGCGGTGAGCTTGACCAACACACCGGGGCGGTGGCACATGGGCAGCGGGTTGGCCTGCGTGTGCAGATCGGTACCACGCTCGAACTTGCGGGGTTGCTGCTTGGCGTACAGCACCTGACCCAGCGTGTTGGCGGTCTCGTTGAAGTCCGCCGGTGCAAAGTAGGTGCTGAAGGTGTCCACCGTGCCCAACGGAAACGCATGGGCTTCACCAGCGGCAATGAAGCGCCGGGATATGCCGTTGATGTCGGTGGCCTGCCCACGGTATTCCTCGAAGGTGATGCCCCCAAAGGTGAAACCCGCGCGCATGTCGTTGATCAGCACCGCACCCTGCTGCCAATAGGTGTACGCCTTCTCCACTTTGGCGTGCCCGGTGAGCGCATCAAAGAACTCGGGCGAACAGAGGACGTGAATGCCGGTCATGAATTCACCCTTGAGGTTGTCCTCCAGATAGCGCAGCACCTCGGCACACTTGGACTTGACGTTGGTATTGGCATTTCCCAGTTCGAACGGCACAGAGCCAGGCGCAATACCGAACTCGTCGTAAAGGTCGTAGATCACAGAGCCATCGGCGTCCAGGATCACGCCTTTGAGTGCGCCCATGCGCAGGTGCTCCAACGTGATGGCGTGTTTGTTGCGCATGGTCTCCAGGTGGCGCGCCATCACGCCTGCCACGCTCTCCATCTCGGTCTCAGAGCCAAAGGCACGGATACCCTGGACTTCTTCCGGCAAAACCACGTCGTCATGGGGAATGTGTGGAATCACAAAGGAGCGCACCTTGCGCTTGCCACGTGTACCGACCGTACCGGGCGAGCCCGGAGGCATGGTGGGCAGCAGATTCAGGACGCCGTTTTGCTCTTCCACGATGACCTGACGTGTACGAACCGGCTTGGCCGGAAAGAGGTTTAAGGCCTCCATGCGACCGTAGCGGTTGGGGATGATGTTGATGGCAGCGGTGAGTGCAGCCATCGAAAACGCGGGGGTGTTGAATGGATTGTTCATAGTGAGGTGTCCGTTCGATGTTGAAAAATAGGCCAATTACGCGGATTGGCGAATCAGGATGCCGAGCGACGCCAGTTGCGACGTGATGGCTGCCTGCAGAGCGTTGGAGATCTCCACCGGCCACACGACTGCTTTGGACGCGACCACACCGTGACGTGCCAGGATCAATGCGTCTTCACGGTCGATGAGTGACGCGTCCACAGCGCCCAGCAGGATTCCCACTGGCAGGTGGGAGCCGTCTTCAGCGCCGGGATCGAGTTGCTTGACCTTGCCGGTGGTGGTCACGCGACCAACGATGCAGCCAAGGGGCAGGTTCTGGCCCGCTTCCACGGTGACCACGTCACGCGAGTAGTTAAGGCAGTCCTCCTCGTACTTGACGAGGTCACCCAGATTGAGGGCTTGATTGATGACGTTCATGGCTTGGGTCCTTCCGGGTTAAATCTTTTGGGTGAGTTTTTTGACCGCTGCCATCAGGGCACCGGCGTCGCTTGCAGTCCCCGCACCTTTGGGTGCTGCGTCGGGGGCAATGAGGGAAGTGATTTCTTCACTCTGTGCACGGCTGGCCAACAGGGTCTGACGCACTTGGGATGCCGACAGGCCTTGGGTGAGAAACGTAGCAATGCGATGGCTTTGCCCGGCGAGTTGACACAGCTCGGCAATAGAGATTGCTTGGGCCACAGCTTCAGCCTTGGCTGAATTGACGGCTGCTGCAATGGCTGTGTCGTTCACACCAGGTGCAACTGGCACCGCTACAGGGGCTGGCGATGGCTTCTCTGAGGGCACGTCCTTGCGCTCCGCCTCATCTGTTTCAGCAACTGCGATGTCAGGATCGGCAGGCGCCGGATCATTCTTGGTTTCTGGATTCATACATATCTCCTTTGGTAGGTCCTTGGGATTGGTTTGGAGAGAAAGGGAAACACTGGACTGGGCTTCCATGGCTGAGGCGGTGATCACGCGAGACCCAATGCCTCGTACGTTCTTTGCTCCCAGGTAGGAGGTGAAGTCGGAAACAACCTGCGCGGTACTGGCCAGCGAATCCGCAAAGCCAGAGCGAACCGCGTCGGGCCCGAAGAACAACCCAGCCTGCGTATCGCGTACGGCCTTTGCTTGCATCCCACGCATGGCTGCCACGTGGTCTACAAACAAGCCATAGAGCCGATCCACCTCGGTCTGCAGTCGGCCGAGTGCAGCTTTGTCGATGGGTTCATGCGGCGACAAATCGTTCTTGAAGTCACCGGCTGAGACTGCGGTGAACCTGTACCCTTCCTGGGCATCGCGCACTGACTGGTCCACATGCATGGCAATGACACCGATGGAACCGACCCCTGCGGTCTGAGTTACGAACACTCTCGATGCCGCACAGGCAATGGCGTAGGCCGCAGAAAATGCCGAGTCACACGCCATGGCCCAGACGGGCTTGATGGCATCGATGGCGCGAATGTGCTGCGCTAGCTCGAACACGCCACCGGCCTCTCCGCCGGGAGAGTCAATGTCCAGCAGAATTCCTGACACCGTCGGGTCGGCCACGGCCGCGTCGAGCATGGCAGCAATGTCGCCGTAGGACGTCAATCCAGAGGCAGCATCGATACCCATAGCGCGTCGAACCAGCGACCCGTGCACAGGAACAACCGCAATGCCGGTTGCAGCCATGTGTTGACCTGCAGGGGACGCCCGCGACGGTGGCAAGGCCAGTTCCGACTGGATGGGCCAGCCCACGCGAGAACCCAGCACCGAGAGGATGATGTCGAGTTTGGTACGGGCAAGCAGAAGCGGCGTCCCGTACAAACGAGACGCCAGATGTGGCAGCAGCATGGTCAGTTTCCTTGAAGAGGAGATTCGGGTTGCGCCATCAGCACAGCACCGGTTGCAGCAGACAGGGACTTGGTCAATTCGTGCCGGGGGTCGGAATCAAAGACCAACCCCAGGTCATCGGCGCGTGCGTTGTCGGCAGCTATTTCCCGATCGACGTCTTCTGCGTCGTAGCCATTCGCCGAGATGGCCTCAGACCTGCTCATCAGTCCAGAGCGAATGGCTGCCTTCATGGCATCCGCTTCTTTGAGCGGATCGACCCATTGCCAGCCCTGAGGAATCCATTTACACGCCTGGTACTCACGGCGTTTGGTTTGGACAGAGCCATACCCCGGCAGACTCAAGGCGCCTTCGATCACCGCCTGGTCCATCCATGCAGCCCAGATCGGTCGGCACAGCTGGTGCACGAGGACGCCGTGCTGCAAGGACTCCACACGGCGTCGGAACTCCAGGAGTCCTGCACGGATGGACGAGTAGTTGACCTGCGTGAGATCACCGGTGAGTTGTTCATAGGTCACGCCCATGGCAGCGGCCACCGCCCGAAACTGCATGCGCAGGAATTCCGAGTACGACCCGCCCACATCGGCAGGCTGAGAGAACTTGATGTCCTCACCTGGCTCCAGGATTTGCATGGTGCCGGGCTCCAGTCCGGCCAAGGCCACCCCGTTGGAATCCGCCATGCCTTCACCCATCAGGTTGTCCTCAGGTGACAGGCGGGTCACAAAGCCTGCAAACATGGCTGCAGTCTTCTTGCGCACCAGTTCTGCGTCGTCGTACTGGTCCAGTTCATTGAGTTTGACCAGCGCACGCGCCAGCCAGGGTTCACCACGGATCTGGCCGGGCCGCAGTGGACGAAACAGGTGAATGATTTCTGCAGCATCCACCCGCACCGTGCTCAAACCACCATCGCCCGACATGGGTGCCAGCAGTCCGTCCTCCGGATGCGAGCGATACAGGTGGTACGCCACGCGACGCCCCAGTCGGTCAAATTCAATGCCTGCGCGGATCAGATTGCCGTTTTCTGCTGTGATGTTCATCTGCACCGGTAAGTGCTCAGGCTCCAGGACCTGGATCTGCAACGCAACACTAAGCCCATCGTCGGGCCTGCGGTACCGCAGTCGAATCAAAGCCTCGCCACCTTCGAGCATCGCTCTGCATGCCATGGCCTGCAGACCATAAAAATCGGTAAGCCCTGCTGCATCGGCTTCCAAGGTCCAGTTGCGCCACAGGGCTTGAACCGCCTCACGCTGCTGTGGATTGGCAAGCATCGATTGGGGCTTGATACCCGTTCCGATGGCGTTGGCCACATAGGACTCCAGCGCTGAGTTGGCCCACGCGTTACGGCGCACCAGATCCCGGCTCTTGGCACGCAGTTCACTTTGGTTGAACAGCATGGCAGCCACCGCCCCGGGGTTGCCCACCGACCACGACAGCGCACGCCTGCCACCACCCACTCCGTCATAGGTGGGCGTGGATGCCAGCAACTTCCTGCGAATGTTCTTGAACCAGCCCATCAGGTGCCCTTGGAGGTGTTGAGTCGGATCTGGCGCGGTGCACCTGGCCACAGACCAGTGGCTGCCGCTTGATCCAGCAGGCCACGGCGGACATCACGCATGGCCACACGCAGTTCTTCCACCGAGCGGTACTCCACCGTCTT